ATGTTCCGATGGGTCAGCTAACGCATGTAAACCAGGTCTAGTTATACGCAACGTAATATGTTCAGTCGCAGGTAACGCCCCCTTTATAAAATTAATTTCATGGGGAAAGCGCCAGTCACTTACAACAAATAATGTCTGTTGAGATGCCTGAATTTTTGCTAGAACATGCTCGGCATAGACATTAATGTTTTTTTCTTTAGCAGTAGCTGATTCCTTAATTAGGATTTGGCGAACAGTCAGCGCTGCTGAAGAGATGATAAAATTCTTTCCTTCAGGCGTATCACAAAGACACCGCTGAAATCCATGGGTATCGGCCACAATATCTTTTAGTGAATCAGCAAAAGCTACACGCGTATAACCGTATTTCTTGCAAAGAATAGCAGCAATTGTATCTTTGCCCGCACCTGCCCATCCTGAAAGCCACACAATCCGCATACAGTTATATATACATATATTCTTTCTCGTAAGTAGAGGAATGGACGTTGCTGATGTACAGAAATGGTTTCACTTTCTAGCAGCGATTGTTGTCGTCGTATTTACACTTGTTGTCTCCATAAAAGGTCTAACATTTGCTTCAACGCCTGCGAAGATTCTATTATCCTTATTAGTGCTAGTTTCAGCGCTTTCATTAGCGTTCCACCGGTCTACCTACTTGCCTTTTTTGGGTGAAACTGTTATGCCGTGTTCTTTGCTAAAGGAGCAAGAGCCTGAGAATGCTGACTATGAAAAGCGCGTTAATATTGAGGGACCGGGACGCAAAGTTTTGTATTGGGCAGCGGAGCCTGACACAGAGCATCTGTCCACACTCAATGATTGGCGAAAAGCATATCTGGGTTTTCATAATGCGGGTGTAACAACTGTTACTACTGATGGTGTTGCCACCTTGAAAGTTCGAAAGCCTCAACCCTACACAGTTCCGGTCAAGGGTCGCCTAGAGGCACACATCCATTACCGTGTATGTGGAGACAATGGATTTTTAGGACCTGTTCAAACCATGTTTTTAACGGAGCCGGAGGCAGAGCCTGTAAAGCTAAAAGAGGGTGAAAAGGAGCCTTTTTTCGTAGCTCCTGATTCAGATGAACAGCGTTGGGCATCGGCTGTTTGATTTTCCAAAAAATCATAATAATTTCGCGCAGTCAAACTGCTGGAAATTAGTTATTTTGTAGCAAAACGCAATTATTCGCCCGCACCGATGGTGTTGTTACCACCGCGCTTACCTAAATAATTACGCTGGGCTGAGGTCGTACAGACACAGCCCGTTGACAGCGTATAGGATGACGGACAGCACTCAGGCTTGGCTACGTTATCCGCAAGAGGATCCAAGTGATCTTCATCGAGTGCTCTCAATCCCGAACCATCGTCATTCTTTAGAGGAACGTTAGACGGCGGGTGACGCCATGTAGACCCGCCCTCCGGGGTTCTAGTGATATTGTCATACGTGCCAATCGCCTTGTAATTGCCGGACGCCAGTGAATCGTTCGGCTGTAAATTGATGAAATGCTCAATGAAAGTCTCCTGCATGCTTGCCTGTTGATTGACATATCCAAGAACCATCAGAACATTTGCTAGAAACAAAAGTGCCAACATGGACATTAACCAGACAAAATTTAGCTTCATTCTATTTTCATCCGTATATTTTTTTAGGAATCTTATATGTCCCAGAAAGACGATCTAGGCCAACTTCTGAAAAGTCGCGGACTCTATACCCATTTACAATGAAATCACCTGATTCCGTAAATAAATGATAGAGTTTTCTTTTAGTTACAGCGCTCATGGGCCCAACTGGAGAACCCCACTTCTTAGAATCATGTAGCCAGACTCCCGCAGTAAATCCACCGTATAATACCTCATCTTCGTCTACAATAAGTTCCACTTTACCGCACACCATTGTATAGCCACCAGGGCATTCAACTCTGTCCCCACACGCTATTTCACTAACTGGAAGTTTCCAACCATCACTGGTATTTACCAATAACGCACCGCTGATGCCCGCTTCCACATTTTCTGAATTCTCATCCACAAACGCCTGTCCAGGATTCAGTAAAACAAAAACATGTTTCTTCCATTCAGCCAATGTAGCTGTGTCCCCTTCAGCAATTTCTTCATAATCCAATAAAGTAAGTTTTCCTTTGCTAGAAAGCACCGGTATCTTCCGATTACTTGTATTCAGATTAAAGAGTTCTCGTTTAACACCCGCACTCAACGCATCGGGGTGGTCTTTTGCTGCAATTGGCACCGAGCTGGGTCCAAACAACATATGCTCCGGGCTCATGACAACTCCATCAATGGATACCAGAGGTTCGTATTTTGCTGACGGAACCAAAAATCGCATTTTAGCCGTTACTATACTACCTTCCGCTAAGGATTCGCCTACCATAATATTTTGTAAAGGTTTAGTGGAACCATCTGCTAGAATCACGGGTGTATCACCTGCTAAACAAAAAGCCGATGCTGTTATTACACCAACAATAATACCGCTCAAAATACCAACCACTGCGATTCCGGCAAAAACCAACCATGAGACAGGCGCAAGAAATGCAGCAAAGATAACCATGAGCGCTATTAAAATACCAATGATTACTGCTAAAACGTAGAGGGCAAATTGAATCATGGTGGTAAAAGTCACTAAAACACCGATAAGAGCCATTGCCATAGCCGTAATAGATGCCATAATTTTTCCCATAATGTTCAACAAATGTTGGAATGATTCGCCAAGTTGAACATACGTTGCAGCAAAACGGCGTCTAACAGAATCCATTAATTGATTAAAAAACCCAGCCAACTTTTCACCGAGACTTCCTAGCACACCAATACTTGATGATATACCTCCAATAATTCCCTTCTGTTGTTCTTGGATTACCTTTACAGGAATTGTTACAGTACTAATTACATCTTTTGCTAGCTTCCCTTGACAGAATTGAAAGTTTTCAGATGTAAATTCCGCTACTGTGCGTGTATCCGAATCGGGTTTGTATAAATAGGCCGATGCTACAACACCAGGGTCACATCTACGCATAGGCCAATTTGCTATTATTTCTGCTCGTTGACCAAGACTAATACCAATTGCTAAGCCTATTATCAAGAGCACATTGACTCCGACAAATTTAGCTGGCGATCCACCACTTTCTTTTTCAGTTTTGTCGCCCATCCCTGTCATATTTGGTTATTATTTATGAGCGATTTGACCTTTTGTTTTCTTTTACCTCAATAGAAATGGGACTTGGACCCTCAAAGCCTACTCCTGCTCCTACTCCTGCTCTTCCAGCAGTTGGCGCGGCTGTTCCTTCACCACCTGCGTTAACACCTGTGTCAGCCACTGTCAATGCTGAAGCGGATGCTAAAAACTTAAAAGGAAAGTCGGTCACAGTCACAAAGCTTCAGCGTTCCCGCAGACGTTCTCATAGAAGCAGAAAGCACCGCAGTCGTAAAAATAGATAAACCTGAGTTTATACAATAAACAGGAGTTTATATTGATAAAGCAGGGGATGGACAATCAAGAACCAAATAAACAAAAAGCCGAAGAGGCATCTAATCCGTTTGTAAAACCAGGTATTCTAACTTTTATTCTTTCACTCGGTATTTTTCTGCTTTTAGGCCTGGGATCTACCCAAGAAGTTTCGCAAAACTGGTCTAAATACCGTTGCCAACCCCATATTATGCCTTTTGCTGGGCTCTATGGATATAATGCGCAAGAAAACATTGAATTCTGTCTTAAAACTGTTTTCTTAAAAGAAGCCCCTGGTGTCCTTGCTCCTATCTATGAGGCATCCAGTTCACTCAATTCGGCAATGTCATCTGTTGGTGGCGGTTTAATGAGTGTTAGAACCACTTTATCTGGTCTAACAGATGGTATATCCTCAGTGGTTCGTTCTTTTAACAAGCGCATCCAGAATATCATGCAAGTTCTCAAAGGAAAGTTCGGAAATCTTCAGAGTTTAATGGGTCGTGTTGTAGCCCTTTTATACGCAATTATCTATTCAGGAATCACAGCGTTGGCAGCGGGTTCTACATTTGCTAAGGGGACCGTTGGAACTTTCTTAGATACGTTCTGCTTTCCAGCAGGTACTCCTGTTCTATGCGAAGATGGGACCTATAAGGCAATTGAAACTCTCAAAGTAGGCGATCGTCTTGCTACATATTCAAGTCGAAACATAGTAGAAAGCACCTTTGAATTTGACGGTTCACAAACACAGATGTGCTCTATCGAAGGTGTAATTGTTAGCACGAATCACTTTGTTCGCCACAATAATAATTGGATTCCTGCTGGAAAGCACCCGAAAGCAGTGCCTACTCCATCACATGAGAGGATTTATTGTTTAAATACATCGCTTCACCGTTTCTGGGTACGGCATTTGCTAGTGGCTGATTTTGAAGAAAGTGAAGAAATAGCAGGATTGGTTCAAGCTGAAGTGGAGGGGCAGTTAAACGGATATAGTCAGACAGATACACATGAATCAAATTATAATTTGGGCATAAGTCCCGACTATGAAGTGGCTACTGAGAAAGGATGGTTGCCTTTGAGGGATTTGGCAATAGGCACGGTCTTAGTGAATGGTGGCACTGTTAGAGGCATTGTGAAAGAGGGTGTTACTGAAGTTACTACAAAAGGATTTTCTAAGGCGCAACTTGTCTGGTCCAAATCAGAGGGTAAATGGAAGCGTCAGCACAATGAACCCATTGTTAATGGAAAACAAATCTTATGGCAACTTCTGACAGACAAAAATGTATTTCATGTTCGTATGCCTGGGGTCCCGGAACTGTCTGTGCGGGACTATGCTGAAATTAATGACCCAATGTTAGAAGATATGTATTGGACGACTTTGATGGGACGGTAGCTGTCTTATTTTCGGACTACATAGTTGTGCGTAAAATTGAGTACACAAATTCCACATGAAAGTATGTAGGAAAACATGAATCAAGGATTGCTAATTAAAATGTACGAGTCACCGAAGAATAATGGTGTCTTCGTTGCTGAACTAAAGGTACCATCATTTGCTACTGTAGATAATGTCCATATTGCCCTCTTTCTTGATGTAAGTGGAAGTATGGAGGGTGATCGCTTGATTACTCTGAAGAATACGCTCTTGGCATTTCTGCGTTCGTTAAATCCAGCCGATTGCCTTACGATTATCACGTATTCATCAAAGGCAGAAATCCTCTGCTCGTATCACCAGATTGGAGATGACCTTCAGCCTTGGATTCAATTGATAGGTAATCTGCGTGCTGATGGAAATACCAATATGGAGGCCGCTTTCTCTGTATTTGCAAAGAATTGTACTTCAGCCCCCCATGCTATTATTCTTTTGACAGACGGGCATATCAATACTGGAGCAACATCTGCTAAGGCAGTAATGCTTCCGCTTGAAACTAATCACAGACTTTCGGGAATTGCCATTTTCACTCTGGGTATCGGCAATGACCACAATCAGATTATGCTGCGTGATATAGCATTAAACACGCAGGGTAATTACTTCCACTGCGACAGGGCTGAAGACTTTCCGCAGACCTTTGGTTCTATCCTGGGAATTCTGCGGGATCGCCCCGCTGAAGATATTGACCTCAGTCTTCCAGCAGAGTATGTCTGGCTAGAACGCCATCTTCCAACAGATAAGCGAACAATTCATCTCAACTTTCTCCCTGGAGCACTGGAACAGAGATTCGTCTTCCGGAAGAATGTGGATAAACCCAGCTCAGCCCCGTATCTGAGTATTCAGTGTTTACTCAAGGGGCAAGGCCGTCAGTATATTTGTACATTCACATCTGCCAATGAGTTGAATTGTGTTGCTGATGCGGAGATGGCACGCCTGGATACAATGGCAGTTATCAATCAGGCTACCAATCTACTCGCAGGAGACCAGACTGTTCTTGCTATTGGTGTCTTGGAGGCGCAACTAAGGCTCCTGGAGAGCGATTCCAGCATTGTGATTCTCCCGCAGATTATGGGCCTTCGCTCAGTTATCTTGGACCTTCTTGATAGCCTGAAGAAGAAGACGGATGCTAACACCCTTCTCTCCCGGATGACATCTGTAACAACTTCACTGGCCACACAGAGGAACTCAGCACATGATTCTCCGGCTCTAGAGCGTCTTTATACAAGTTCGGCTATGCGTTCACAGACTGCGAATATGACAGCAGAATATGATTCTATTATTAGAAGTAATGTCTGACCCAAACAGTAATTCAAACACTGAAGGAACACAGAAACTACTTGTGAAGGGAGCTAACCCAGCCGCTAAAAAATATGCCAAAAGAGTGCGTCGCCGTTCCAAGAGTCCTCAACAAAATCGTAAGGCACCGAAACAAAAACTGGGAGAATTTGCTCCTGGATTGGTTGCGCAACTTGAGGAATTAAATAAACCAGCCCCCGTTCCTTTTTTGCGTTCAGAAAATCTCCAGCCTAAACAGAAGAACATGTCAGCGGGTAATTACAACTACAATGCTCCGAACGCAGAGCCGGGCACGCTGTTGCTACAAAACGGGAGCGCGACCAATAGTCCTCCTGCTCTTGTAAACGGGGGCGCGACTAATAGTACTCCTGCTGCTCTTGTAAACGGGGGCGCTGCTCCTGCTGCTCTTGCAAACAAGACTTACACAAATAGCTTCAAGCCCAAGCCCCGCAGGCAGTTTTCTCCGGCCACACTGTCGAAGAATACCGGAGCATTCGGCGGTAGCAATAACAACAATAACGCCGCGGTCGGCCTGGCTACAAGAGTTCCTAACACTGGTCCCGGTGTAGCGTACCAGCCCACAATGCTTGAGAAGGCTGGAAGAGCCTTGGGCGGTGAAACATTGGCGACTGAAGTTAACAACCATAATAACGCGGAGACACGCAGGAGAACAATTTTAGGCATCGGTCTTAATAATAGTAAAAAATATGATCTTTTATATGATCCTAAATATGCGGCAAATGGCTCAAAAGCAATTAACACCGGTATTAATTTCAACGCTGCCCGTTCAACTGTTCTTAATGCGAACACGGGTGCGATGTCCACCAGCCCGACGCTAACGGGTGATCTTTTCGGCTCATCAAACAACAACTTTGCTAATGAAGGCCCTGGAACACAGGAGAATGCGTATATGCGTGTTGCTCAGATGAAGAAGAACAACCCTAACTATGCTCAGAGAGGAAAAAGCCTTGGGCAGTTATCAAATACGGCACAGGCTGACCTTGAACTGCGCATTGTGAACAGTGACGTGCCTGGTTTTGAGGTTGGAAAGAAGATTGGTTTCAATGTAACAGTTAAGCCCGGTAGCGCCCTTTCTATGGGCATGGGCATGTCAATGCCTGGTCTACCTGGCATGCCCTCCACAAAGGGCCTGACCAATAGCCTCAAGGCCGGTCTTGGAGCTCTAGGTGCGGCTGGCGCTGCGGGCTACGCTTCCATCTTGGCCAAGTTGGGCAACGTTAAGTTCACACTCCCGAATGGCAAGATCGCGCTCCCGAACGGCAAGGACGTTACAGAGTTGGTCGCCAAGCTCCTTGCGCGTCTGCCGAATGGAGCGCAGCTTGCCGAGATGATCTCCATGAAGGGTCTCTCCGGCCTGAAGTTGGATTTCAAGCTTGGTCTCCCTGCCATCTCTCAGCTCTTTGAGCAGAAGTTCACCTTCCTAACAAATTTCCGTCGCCTTGGTGTCCTCATCACGCTTTCCCAGTGGTTTGACAACCAGCCTGACCCGACAATCCGCACCATCTCAGCCGACCTCAAGAAGTATGAGAATGATGCCCGCGATGCCGTCAAGAGAACGGTTGCCTTAGCCAGCACCCTCCAGAGCATGGGCGGTCGTGAGGGCAAGTTCTCCAAGAATAACGTAGCGGCCCTCCTCGGCTCCCTACGCGCTGACATTTCCACGCTGAATGAGCTCAAGGCCGAGTTGAACAAGACGCTCAAGGCAACCCTTGGTGAGTCAGTTTCCTTCAAGGAGGCTGCCAATCAGGATGAACTCGAGAAGGTCCTTGACACACTCAGCGTCGGTTATGATGCGATGTCGACAAGTGAACTCAAGCAGGTTACAGTCCAGAATGCGGCGGACTTCAAGCAGATTGTTGAGAACTTCAAGAAGATGGTAGCGATCCCCCAGAAGATGCTTGATGGAATCAAGGATATCACAGAGCCGGATACATTCTTCAAGAAGTTGCTCGAGGAGGGACGCGATGCGCGTGGCATCATGGCGAAGACGGGCTACAACATCACCCGCGCTGCCTCCAATGTTGGGTCCAGTATCAGCCGTGGCTTCGGTAGCTTCCGTAACCGCTTTACATCTAAGACGTCCGCAAACAACAATGGCACGAAGAAGAATAATCGGCCGTTGTGGCGCAGGGCCTTGAACAAGGTCAAGGGAGCCTATGGCACGCTCAAGGAACGCTTGTTCAAGAAGAAGAACGTAGAACCGAATACAATAAAGCCCAGATATGGCTCAGTTGTCAACCCCTACACGCCCGAAAACAGAATAAGAGTCCAAGGTGGCCTGCCTGCCCTTGGCCCTTCTACAGCTGCTGCCGGGCGCACGCGCAAGAATCGCAGACACCATTAGATTTAATCCCCTATAAATAATTTGACTTCATCCAATGAGTTCAAATGATTTTCTTCAACAAAACCAGAATGGGAAACGCCTCGGATACTATCCGTGCCAACAAGGCCAAAACGTTTTACAATTTCACTTCAAATGCGAATGTTGTAACCCAAAGAAACGCAAATTGCGGAACCTGTGCTGAAACTACACCTGCTAGTGGAACAGCATGTGTTCTTAATTTCCCCAGTTATGATGCAAAACTTCTCTACCTGGTAGGAAAAAACGCACTCCTCGTTAATTCAACATGTACAAATTCACAATCCACATAAGAGTTTGAATGTCTACTATCAAGCCAATAGGAGCAAGAACAAAGGAGTGTGTAATACTCTGGCGAAAACTTACAGTAGATCTAGGTATACCTCATACATATGAGGGTATGCTAGAACTAAAAGAGGAGATTGATAAATACATCAAAACCGGTGAACCTTTCAAAGGAGAGATTGACATTCCAGCAGTAGGTCGCACAGCCGTTGTAAGTTTCCCCAAAGAGCAGAGCAAAGAAGTCACAATTACTTTAAAAGTTATTAAATCGCAAACAACATAGCAGCGCGTCCTCCATAGATTCGTAAAACATTCCAAGTTGTCGTCCACAAATATAACCGAAGCGCTGGATACAGACCATAGCGGTCAGGATTCATTTTAAACACAATTTCTTTCCGTGATAACTTATCAAAATTGGCTAACCCCTTTGGCTGATATGGATTTCCTAACTCCGTATTATCCCAACAGCCCGGACCATGACTAAATGGATAACAGTAGATATATCTCCAGAAATGGGGTGCTTTTCTGTAATGTAACAAAGGCATTAATGTCCGAAAAAAAGAAGGTGATGAATGATAAAATCTCTGTGTACCGTTATAAAACAGAGACACCGCTTGGATTGGTTCAGAATACGAATACGCAAAATTGTTTGAATCATTTTTCCACGGCCAATACACACTTCCATTTCCGGATAAATCGCGCGTAGCTAAGAAATGAAAATTATAATTCTTGGCTGCCACATTTTGAAACATCCACACTAAATCCTGAGTAGGATTATTAAAGGGTATCACAGTTCGCACAGAAGGTTGACCATTTGTATCTTGTTTCTCTAACGCATTATAAAGAGGCACCTTATATTCCAAATCTGATGAGCGTAGATTTGTAGCCTCATAGTCATCCACTGAGATATACTCTGCTAGTAAGTACGCATCTTGAAAATGAAGTTTGGTGGGTACTCTAACATCCGAAATAATTTTTCCTTTTGTACCATAAAACGGGTCTAATTCACTAGCACTGTAAATTAATTTTGATGAAGTATCATCTGCTCCATAGAAAATCGCTCCTTGTAGCGCGGGCATTAATCCAGCTGGGTTACACTTATTTTCCACATAATCAAAGTTCAGTGGATTTACACGAGCACTCGTATAATATGTATTTTCTACTCCAGTAAACTTAACCTTACACATTACGGTATCAACTGACAGCGCATCCATGGGTAAACTCTGTGCTAGGTTCTGTGTAAACCAAAACGGCAAGGGAACACGTACAGTTATAGGTGTTGGTGTCAACAGTGAAAATACTGTATAATTTTGTGCGCGTCCAATCATTTCACTTTTTACTGCTATCTTCTCAGGTGGCTCATAAAGTTCATCTAAGACTTCTAACAGACGACCATCTAGTGTTGCTACTGCTACACCTCCTATTTCAAGCGTAATTTTATCAATGATTGCGTGACCAATACTATTTGTCCATCCAAATGTGGGACCTAAGAATTTTTGCTGTGTGTAAATGGAAGCGTCTCCGGCAGCTATAGCCGCCTGATTTTGAACTGTGTAAATATCGGGAAGTGTTACCACTAAGAAAAGACGATGAAGAAAGTTTGACTGACGGGGCAAGGTAACACTTGCTTGAATGCCAAAATCCGGCTGATTGTCAAAATCAACACGAACAAATTGGGCAGCCCAACGTGTTGTTGCTTTATAGACACGCATGTATCGTTCAACAGAAGGCCGGCCTTTTGGCCCCGGCTGAAGACGTTCATCTTGCATGCCCCGTGATACAATCTTAAATAAGTCCGGAACAGACATCTCCTGTTGATTACCCAGACTATTTTAAGTGTTTGTTTCATAGAGGCCCAGCGTTCGAGCAGAAGGGTCCGTTGTTTCAGGTGACCACTGGGGCATCCACATATGGGGAATTAAACCTGCTGCCATAGGCCCGTATGTCTTCTCATAGACACCGCGATACCAGCGGGCTTCATCCGTGGTCGGCGGATTGTGCTTGTACTCTGTACCCTTGAACGGCTTCGCCTTTGTTTCCGCAGCTGTTTGTAGCATCTGAAACCAAGAATTTTCCTTGCTGGAAACCCCGTCACTGAAGGCCTCCTTACGTCGCCACAGAATCTCATCTGGTAGCAAACCAGTATTAGCAAAGGCCTCACGCAACATCCACTTTTCGGGTCTTCCCTCCTTCTCTTTTGTTGGAATGGAAGGCATAAACATCTCAGTGGGTAACCGACGAACAAAATCAACAAGTTGCCGGTCTAAGAAGGGAGTGCGGGATTCTAAGCCGTGGGCTGCCATTGACCGTTCAGAGCGCAACACATCATACATATGGATTTCCCCGAGCAGGCGTTCAATCTCGTTGTCAAATGCGATAGCATTGGGAGCACGGTTAAAATATAGGTAACCACCAAACAGTTCATCGCTTCCATCTCCATTTAGAACAACCTTAACATCCGTGTTCTCTTTGATCCACTTTCCTACCAACCAGTTTCCAACAGAAGCGCGCACCGTCGTAATATCATAACTTTCCACAGCTTGAATAACAGGCTCTACTGCCTCCAAGAAATCCGCAGGTGTCAAGACAATCTCGTGGTGGATGGAATTAATATGCGCTGCCACTTTCCGCGCGGCCATAATATCAGGCGTTTCTGTGCCAAGGCCAATTGAAAAGGTGTGAATACGCTGACCGACTTCTCCTAGCACTTTGGCAGCCAGCGCAGCGACAAGACTGCTATCCAAACCACCCGATAATAGAGCTCCGACCGGTCTGTCAGAAAGCATGCGCTTCTCAACAGATGCCGTCAAATAGAGACGAATCCACATTTGTAAGTCATCCAAGCAGTCCTTCGTCTCAGCCAAGAAGGATTGCTTATGCCATGTTAGCGAGGTCCACTGCTTAACAATCGGCTCAAAGCCAGCCTTTAGAACAGAATAGGAAGACGGTGGAAAAATGTTAATATCCTTTACGGTCGGAGGAAGTGCCTTCACTTCCGATGAAAAAACATAGGCTCCATTTCCTAAACGACCAACAAAGAGTGGACGGATACCGAAGGAATCGCGCCCCACATGAAGCGTCTCAGAGGGAATGTGATAGGCTACAAATGCGAACACGCCATCAAGCAGACGGCACACATCGCGTGTAGAGAAACGAGCAAGGAGCCACGGTATTACGAAACAATCTGAGCCGAGATACTCTGCTGGAATGTTGAAACGTGTTGCTAGTTCGCGATAATTATAGATTTCGCCGTTACAGACAACACGCCACTCTCCGCAGGGAGACTTCATCGGCTGATTTCCAGCAGGCGATAATCCATTGATAGCCAAACGTGTAAAACCAAAAATACAGGTATCTATATCCACTACACTCATGTATTCTGGGCCTCTCGGCAATAATCTCTTAACACACTCTTCGGGGTCAACATGCTTATCAGAGCCGAAGAGACACCAAATCCCGCACATACTATAACTTGTTATTGTGCTAGAAGTATTTAAACGGGAACAACCTCACTCCCGTTAGAGGATGGGCCGTCAGGTGTAGAGGCAGAGGCTACAGGCAAGGCACCCGACAGGTCCTCAGTAGCAATAGAAGGAATCGGTGTTACGAGATTCTCATCCGTTGGCTCATAGGGTAGAGCCGGTCCCGCTGTCTTATTCTGCTGGAGCAAAAGGTAGTTCGCAAGGAAGAGCTGACGGGGAATGTCCTGTGAATTGACCCACGCCACGCACTCCGCCCATGTCAGAGTCAGCTGAGCGGGACGAAGACGGTTGAGATAGTGGTCCTGCATATCATAGAGAAGCTTGCGCATATACTTGGGAGCATCCCGGCTTGGCAGACTGCGCGCCTTGAAGACATCACAGTACGTCTGGTACAGAACCCGCGTCTGCGCCTTAAGGCGATTCCAAAGAGCATCAAACAGAGGACGGTCCTCAGAGAAGTGATGCATGTAGGCATTGAGACTACCCTTCTGACGAAGCTCTAGCCAGCGGAAGTCAAGGCGGGGC